GGAGACTTTTGCTTTGTGTCAGCCTTTGGTGTCTGATGCTGATTCAGTGTATTTTGGTGAGACGATAGTGTCTTTGCGCCAACTCATGCGCCGATACTCTTTGTGGGCGTCTCTATATGGCGTGGTCAATGCTACTCGCAACATACAAGTGCTACAAATGCCAGATTTTCCTGCACACCGTGGTTATTCAGCCTGGGGTGCGACAGCATATGTTGGACCAGGTGGAGCTGGCAATTACAACCCCAGTAATACCACTATCATGCATTATCTTTCGTTCGCTTACTTAGCGTACAGAGGAGGCATGAGACATAAGGTTATGCTGGGTAATGCGGGGAACACTGCCACTGGTGCACTCATTGCAACTAGAGATCCCTCTGTGTCTTCGTACCCTGCCATATACGCACGTACTGTCGCTGACATAAGCACTAGTCAGTTTGCATTTGCGCAGAATAGGATTAATAACATGCTGAAGACATGCCAGTCTGGTGGTCACATTGTGCCCACTTATCTTCAGTCTGTTGTAGAGGTTGAATTTCCCATGTATACTTTCAATAGATTTCTGTCTACACGCAATTTAGGTATACGAGGCAATTACGCTGCCGACAATTTCTCACACACAGTCACACTTACCACGGCTGCCAATACTGTGGCTCCATCCTATGATGTTTATATCGCAGGTGCTGAAGATTCTACATTTATAGGTTTTCAAGGGTGCGCGCCAGTAACGGCCTTGCCTATAGTATAGTTGTGACTTTGTCCACGTTCGCGTGGTTACGATTACCTTTGGAGGGGGGTCCGTGTAAAAAGCTACTTCAATGTGACACCAGCCGCAAGTGGTTGTGTGTGTTTTAACAGTAACACACATGTGAAATTTTTACTGTAAATAGATAAGCATAATAGCGATGCCGGGTTTGATAGACCTGGCTATGTACTATAGTGTGAAATCCAATCTAGGACGATTGGTCTCCGGAGTACCGGGGGGCTCATGCCATATTAATTTGAAAGAATGATTGATGGCATGTGCCGTCATGACCCTCAG